TATATAATTACCAATCATGATAAAAAATGCTTTTATATCGTCCCAATACTTCCATATAAGTAGACCGACAACAATAATTGCCGCTATTATTAAAGTAGGTATAACTCCAAGAAAACTTACAATTGAAACAATACCCATAATTACAAATTTAACAATTATAAATATCCATTTTAATACAGTAAATATTGTCATAAGAATAGGAGCAAATTTCATAATTGCGCCTAATATCAAAAATCCTGTAATAAGTATTGGAAGAATTTTAGATAATGATATACCAAATTTATATAAAATTCCATCTGGTCCAAAAGCGTCACCTAAAAGACCTACTATCTTTGATAATATTGGAAAATCATTTTCTAAATCTTTTGAAAGTTTTTTAAATATTCTTCCAAGTTCTGGAAAAAGTGTATTAATAACATCTTTTAAAATTTTTGGAAATACATTTGATATAAGGTCAGCCATCGTTTTAATTAAAGTAGGAAGCATTGTTGCCAATGTCTTAATAAGCCATACAGCCATATTTATAATAAATTTTAAAATTGTTCTAAGAAGATTTCCTTTAGGATCAAAAATGGCCATCATCATTAGAAATCCTAACAATTTCATAAATGAGTTTTTGGCCATGTCAGCAATTCCTTTTGCTATTGTAGTTACTCCTGATAATATTTTTTGGAAAAATTTATTATTTGTATATTTATAAAATAAATAAATCAATTTATTTCTTAATAATAATGTCTTTTTTGCTTGAGGATCAAAATTACTTTTTTGAATTAACTCTTCATTTTTTTTCCATTTTTCTGTTAATGATCTTAATTTTTCTAATTTTTCAATTTGAGCCTTTTCTCCTTTTGTTAATAATTTTTCGATACCTCTCCATTGGTTTAATAAGCTTTTAAAGTTTTCACTTAAAATCTCATTAGTATCTTTAAATTGCATAGTAGCTGGAATTACTGGTAATGCCATAATTATTTATAACCTCTTGGTATTCTGAAAGAATTTATTGGTTTTGGTGTTCTTGTATGTTTAGACATTTCTGCGAATCTCCTATTTTTTTCTTCATAGTATTGTTTTAATTGATTTGCTCTCATCTTTACTTCCCAAAATGGTGCATTCATAATTTCGCTTCTTTGTTGGAATAATTTAAACTCCAATAAAAATATTAAATCCTGTAGGCTTTTTCTCTCTATCAACGGTATCAACGTCCAGTGGTAAGAATTCAAAAGGATTAAACTCTTGTCGAAGTGACCTCCTACTTGTCTCACCACATAGTGGACAAGTCATTTCTCTTGTATCATTTACTCCAAATTTTATTTCATCAAAAAAATTATTTACTCGAAACAATAGTGATCTTGGAAGTTTTTTATAAAGATTTACAGCTTCATCTTTTGATAAGTCTTTGTAATTATATTTTACTAAAGAAAAAGCTTTTGCATATAGCACTAAATCTTTTGCTTGCTGGAATTGAATTTCTTCTAGCTCTTTATCTTTATTTGTTTTGAAATCAAGTAAATTATCATTTTGCGTTGGTTTTTTATTTCGTATACTTTTTATTTTACCAGCATATTTAAATTGAACCATTTTTTGTGCATCAAGTAAATCTTTTACTCTTTGAAATCTAAAAGAATAAATATTACCTTCATCATCTCCAAATCCTATAGGTTCTATTACTTTTAAAGTTTTTATTTCGTCTTCTTTCGTTATTTTTGAAATGTCAGCATGAGGCTCATTTTTATAGCGAACATTTAAATACATTTTAAATTGTTCTTCAGAAAGTTGTTCAAATACACTAGAAAAATATTTTTGCATGTCTTTATCTGCATCTTCAATAGAAGAAAATTGTATTGTTCTTAAATCAATTTCAGTTTTATTTACTATTTGTTCGTTTGTTTCAATTCCTTGTTGACAATTACATATCCACGGATGTTCATGTATTACAGAATTAAATTCCATTTTAATGCCAATTAAAACTTCAAGCATTTCTTCTAAAAGCATATCTTGAATATCTACTTCAGGATTATCTTTGCATCTATTTAATATAGTAATTAAAACTTTCAATAAATCTTCTTGACGAGACAATGATAAATCATTTATATCCTGCGTTGTAAAATCCGAAAATCGTAATACTTCAGGCATATCAAATCTACCCATTGTTTCAAGTTCAATTATAGCTTTGCCACCAACATTTGAATATTTATCACCACTTCGTTCAAGTTTTTTAGCTATTTCGACATCATCTTCAACTGTGTCGACAATAACACTTCTTCTCCTTTTTTGAATTTCTTGTGGATTAATAAGAATTGAATCATCATCATTACTTTTATTTATCATTACATTCTCCTATTTTTTAAAATAAAGATTTAAACCATACGCTATCAACTGCGCATGTTACAGTATATATTAGTGGATCACCACTACCATGAGAATATGAAACTGATTCTATATTTTGTAATTTAAGACCATAAAATCGAATAAGTCGCAAAGAAGGCAATCCAAGTCCTGTTTGTGGTATTAATGTTGCATTTTTTTTAGCTGCTTCTTGGTTATTAGCCCATATATAATTTGTTCTACTAAAAGAAGTCTGAGGGTCTTTTTCATAAATTGGATATACAATAGAATTCATCCATTTATACAAATAGTTGCCAACAAATCCATGCTCATCTTCTAAAATTTGCATCGAAATTGCGTCAGGAAAAGTTATTTTTTTTGGTGATTGTATTTCATTAATTCGTTCATATTCAAGTGACATAAATTGTACATCGATTTGCCTAATATATACTTGTGCAATTAATGTGTCTTGAGCAAGATTTACAGCGCCCATCAAAGTAGACCCACCTGCTGTTTTAGCTAATGACATATCATCAAGCGTTTTTGGATACAAAATAAATTGAAATAAATTAGTATTACCTGGGTCAAGATTCTGAATTAGTGATTGTTCAGTTTGATTTATTAAACCTACTGAATTATCAGCTATCTTTTTAATCGTATTTGTTATAGTTGAATTCATAATATTATTTTTATCAATCTTTATTTATTAGTAAAAATAAGAAAAAAGCTCTTTTTTTGAAAGAGCTTTTTAAATAAGATTGTATTTTACACTTTTTTATTTTTTTAACTTACTTCTAATCTTCCATAGATAAATGTTAATTCAAGTGTTACAGGATCTCCTGTTGATTGGTCTGCATCTGAAACTTTAAATTCAGTTAATTTAGAAAACATAAAAGTAAATGTTTTAACAGCTTTGTTATCTCCATCAAGCCACTGAATGACAACAGGAACTCTTGTATTAACTTCTGGTAGAGCAACGTTTGTTGAAGGATCATAACATGCTCTGTGCCAACGTCTTAAATCATCATACACTTTCCATTGTTGGTCAACTCGTACTGTGATAGTAAAAGTTTTATCAGTGTCTTCTTTTCTTCCTGTTTTAGGGATTTTTGCTCCTCTAAAATCAATTTCATATTTATATATAACTTCCTGAGGCATTGTAAAACTTCCTTGAGTGCGCAGTGAAATAGTTTCAGCATCACCACCCGTAGGGATGCCAGCTGGAAAAATAACTTGAAACTGATTAAGATGAGCATCATCTCCAAGATGTAAAATTCTATCAATACTCATATTCTATATCTCTCCTTTAAAATAATTCTATTGAGTTAAAAATTCTGCTATTGTTTGAGTCTGTGAAAGTCTTGTAAAATTTAGTATAACAAATTGTGAATTTGGTGTAACTTTTACATAAATTGATAGTATAAACTTTCTCTGTTCAAGAGCAATATTGTCATTATTTGTTTCATCACAAACTACTGCAACTTCTCTCAATAGTTGTAATGCAACAATTGGACTCAGCATATCTTCAGCCATGGCTTTAGCTTTATATCTATGATATGCATCATTATTTTTAAATTCTTGTCGTCGCAAAATTTGTCTAATAATATTCTTTTGTATTAATTTGTATAGTCGTCTAGTACCAACAAATGATGTATCCGATAAAGACCTTTGTAATGTTTTATCACCATAAATCATCAAACCATAAATTTCATCAAGTATTACTGGGTTTATTTGTGCTTCATCAAGAGTTTGAAGATCATAATCAGAAAAGTCAAGCTCAACTTCAACAGGTTTCCAGTCAGAAAGTTGACCGCCATGATTATTCTCATTGATACCTGCAGGAGAAAGACCATCATATACATCAGCCATTCTCGCATACGCTCTTCCTATAGAACCTACATTTGATATCCAAGCAAAACTATTATTATATGGGTCAACAATTTTTGTCCAATTGGCATATAAACATATATCATCTGTATCCAACGCTAACTCATTCCTATAAGAAACCATTTGTGCTACTGTTTTATTTTTTGGGATGACTGATATACCTTGAGCATAAGGCTGATACGTTTGAATTAATGTATTTAAATCTTCTGCATAATTTCCAAAAACATCCATAAAAATATTTACAGGGTATTTGTTTGCTGATTGGAAAAACTTCCAAGACTCTGATATATCTGAAGATGCGGGTGTGTCACCTCGTGATCCACCTTCTAATTTATATTTAGCAGTTCCAGACAGTGATGTATAGTCAGATGCTTCAGTACTAGAATTATAAATAAATTTTATATATGTATCTTCATTAAAAACATCACCATAATAAAGTGAAGTTCCAAAATTATCTTTTTCTCGAATTAAAGAATACTCATATGTACGAATTTCTGAATAAATAGTCCCATTTAATTCGTACAATGTTGCTTTGAATTTTTTGCCACCTTTTGAAACGACCGAAACATAAAGATTTGAATCCCACGGTCCAGTTGTGCAAAGTATATGTGAATAAGAATTATCAGCGAATGTGTAATTGTCTGGGTTTGCTATTCCTTCTGCAACACCAGATAAAGTATTTTCTGAAATAGCAACACCACCATATAATGCATTTTCTCCAACTGATGAAACGATATAACAAGCCGCTTCTCTACAAAAAGCAACTGCCTCAAACAAAGCTGGATACGATGCACTTGGTGTACCAAAATGAGTAATAACGTCTTTTTC